AATGCTATTAAATTGTTTGAAGGAGAGGAATTTGATGGATGAATCTATTATAAAAGAGGCTGTCGATGAAGAGTGGCAAAGAATAGTGAGCAAGATTAAAGGAATATTTGTAAAAAGATATAACTACTTATATGGGAAGATGATTGGCTGTACATTTTCTGGAGTGGGCAAATTAACAGAGATGAAAGCAATAATGGGGCCTTAGTCAATATTGAAAAAGAAATAATGAAAGAGATAAGGAGAAAATGATGAATGAGTGTATGAGATGCAGAAAACTATATGAAAAAGAAAGGATTGATATTAGTTCAAAAAGAATCAATCCATTTGGATATTGTGATAGCTGTAAAGATAAAATAAAAAATAGATATCGATTGAGTAGAGATAAGGCTGGAATAAAATTCATCTTTTCAGATCCACCTCAATTTGCAAATAAGGGCAATGATTGTTATGAAGTTACTGCAACTATGGGAGAGGTGTCTGCTGTGGGGAAAATGTTTGATGATATATGGCCTAATCTAAGAAAAGCAACGGAGGAATAAATGGAAAGGCGTGTTGATTTTTACGACAAAGAAACTTACATTGAGATTAAGGAGCTTATTGGCAATCAAGCCAAAGAAATCATCCTGGTTAGGAGGGATCAGATAATTAGTGTCAAATATTTGATGAAAAAGGGTATAATACATTTAATTTTGAAAAGATTCTAAAAATAAGATGGTCACATTCTGAATAATCCACTCTATTAGTATTAAAAAGCAAAAAACAATACTAAATTTATACAAAAAACTTTAAAAAAAGGACAAAATATAGTATAATTCCTATATGAAACCTAAAAAAAATACTAATAAAGGCAAAAAATACAAAAAATCAGGAACTTTATCGTTACCTAAAGCTAAAAAGTTATTACCGATTGATTTCCATGATTTATCCTTAAAGCCTATGGAGTTAAGATTTGTTGCAGCCTATTGTAGTAATGGATTTGTTAGTAGTCTATCATACAAAATGGCAGGGTACAAGGCAAAATCACAAAGCGCACAAATATCAGGAGCTAATAAACTGTTGAATAAAGAGAATGTGCAAGAAGCAATAAGACGATATATTGCTTTAATTCTAGGCCCTTACAAGGAAAAATTAGAAGCACAAATTCTTGAAATATACTATAATAGGGCATTTTACAGCATTGATATGTTTTATGATCCAGATGGAGATTTGTTACCATTGGATCATATTAAGAAAAACCATCCTGAATATTTATGTGTTATTGATGGTATTGATAAGAAATTCTTTGGTAAAGATGCTGATGTTTCAGTTATCTCATATCAGTTGGCAAGTAGGGATAAGGCTCTTCAAACACTAAATGAGTACATTAAGAAAGCAGATGGAACAGGGATCAAGGAACTGCCGTCATTAAAAAGGCAGAAGCTTGAAGAAATATTCGAAGAAAAGAAAAAAGGATCGGTGCTTGATTTTCCAAGGAAAAAGGCATAAATTTTGGCAAAATTTGAGTACACAGAAAAACATCTAATTGACATTAGAAATCACCCTCACCTTCTAGGCCATATTGCAAATAAACCATTGCTTACTCAATTACATTCTCAATGGATAAGGTATGTTTGGGAAGCTGTTGAAAGTGTGACCCTTCAAGCCCATAGAGGAAGTTACAAAACCACAGCCATAATAATTATTGGGGCTATTTGGTGGTTATTGTTCCACCCTGATGACAGAATTGCAATAATCAGGAAAACATGGACAATGGCAGCTCAAGTTGTGAAAGCGATAAGCCAAATAATGCAAATGCCAGAAATCCAAATGTTGTTTAAATATGCCCAAGGATCTTATCCAACAATGAAGACAAAAAGAGATGGAGTTATAAATTTCAATTTCAAATCAACAGCAACTCCTGAAGCAAGCATTCAGGCATTGGGGTTAGATGCATCAATTACAGGGATGCATTTTGACAAAACTATGGGTGATGATTTTGTCACATTAAGAGATAGATTATCTAAGGCAGAAAGGCAAAAGACTATTGAGGTGATAAGGGAAATTTCAACGAATATTATAGATAAAGGAAAGCCAGATGCATGGATTGGAACGCCTTGGCATAAATATGATGGCTGGTCAATCCTCCCAGAGCCAGAAAAGTTTGATGTAAAGAGGTGTGGGATTCTAACTGAAAAAGAAGTTGAAGAGAAGAAAAGAAAAACATTGCCTAGTTTATATGCAGCTAATTATGATTTGAAGCATATGGCTGATGAATCAAAACTATTTGCAGATCCTACTTGGGAGAAATGGCGATGGGATATTGTTGGGAGAGTATCTGCTCAATTAGACGCTGCATTCAGTGGTGATCATACTAATGGATTGACTGTAATGGCAAAAAAGAAGGATGGCAGGGTTCAGGCAGCAGGGTTCAGTGATCCAGGACATGTCAAGAATTGGATTCCAACAGTAGCAAAAATTCTGGAGAGATACAGAGTCAAAACTATTTACATTGAAACTAACCCCGATAAAGGTTGGACGGCAGAGGCACTGAGAGCTAATCCAATAGTCAGGAGAAGAGGAATCAGGGTGAAAGAATATGCAGAGTCGCAAAATAAGCACATTAAAATTGCTTCAAATCTATATGAACATTGGAAAAATATAATTTGGGATGAAGAGAGCGACATGGAATATATGGAGCAAGTAGTGGATTATTCAGAGGGGCAGGAGCCTGATGATGCACCAGACTCAGCAGCCAGTCTTTTGAAGAGGCATTTTTCAACACCAGTTGTTGAAGGGAATCCATTATGGGAAATAAGATGATTTTTGTTAGTCCTTGAAGAAAAATTCTCTTGAGGATTACCATAGTAAGCTTTAAAGTATTTGTCTGGTATAACTATACAGAAAGGGGTTTACTTTTTATATAGAGAAGATAGGAGAGGATAAGAGGGTATCATGAATTTAACGATTTTTTAATGGGGCTCTAATGTTGATATATAGGCAATAGAGAAAAACAAGTTGCTTAAAATCACCAAAAAATGTGGAAATTTGGCATAAAGTCCGTGACTTTTTGAAAGTAGTATAAGGAGATAAAGATGGAACAAAATGAGAAAGGATTATTAACTGACGGTTGGGTGAATGTCCTTGCTGGGCTTGGCAAGTTGCAAGATAAATCAGTCCAGACAGAATTTGGTCATTTCGAAAAGTTGTTGGATGATCAATTGACTGCTATGTATTTGGCTGATGGAATAGGCCGGAAAATTGTTGATGTTGTTGCAGATGATATGACAAGGCAATGGATTGAAGTTGAGAATGATCCAGAGGAAAAGATCAAGAAGCAATTATCTGAACTAGGGGCAGAAGAAAATTTCAATGAGGCCCTTAAATGGAATAGACTGTATGGGGGGTCAATAATTATTTTCGGGATTATGGACGGGAAAGCATTAGAGAAACCAGTTAATCTGAATGCAGTCCAAGGAGTTGAATGGCTGTATGTAACAGATAGAACAAAAGTGTTTATTGAGACCTCTGAGTTTGACACAGATCCTAAATCAAAAACTTTTGGCCAAATCCAACAATATGATGTTGAGTTTAATTTTGCTAGTGGTCAAGATATCAAGGGAAGTTTGTTCAGCTCTGCAGGTAATAGAAGAAAAGTTCATGCTTCAAGAGTTGTTTCATTCTTTGGGGAGTCAGTCCCAAGAAGCGCATCAGGGATAGATTCGACATTAAGATATTGGGGATCTTCAGTAATCCAAATAATTTGGGAGAAATTGAGAGATTATGGAGGGGTTACTCAGAGCATTGTAAATCTAATGTATGAGCTGATTATTGGTGTATTCTCATTTGAGGGATTAGCAGATATGCTTGCCCAGGGAAATGAAGCTCAAGTCATAAACAGGATGGAAATCATAAACATGACGAAATCAATTATCAATGCTGTATTGCTTGGCGAAAATGAAAAGTTTGATAGGAACTCGGCAAGCTTGACAGGAGCGCCAGAAATCATTGATCGGTTCATGATGAATCTAAGTGCTGTTGCAAATATCCCTGTTACAAAATTGTTTGGTAGATCCCCTGCTGGACAGAATGCAACAGGTGAATCTGATATGACTAACTATTATGATGGAGTAAAATCAGATCAAAAGAATAAATTGCTTAAGCCTCTCCAAAAACTTGTGAATCTAATTGCTATGGATGAGGAAGAGCACCAAGTGGTGTTTAATCCATTAGTTCAAATGACAGAAAAAGAAATTGCAGAAATAGAAAAGTTGGAGTCTGAATCATACAATACAAAAGCAACAGGGGATAAAACATATATTGAAATGGGCGTGCTAACATCGGAAGAAGTAACAGAACAAAGATTTCCAGATACAATGGAATTGGAGGATGCAGAATGATAAAAACATACAAAAGAAATGCATATGCAAAAGCAGTTCAGTTTGAGGTTGGAAATATGAAAGAAATATGCTCTTTTTTGAGAGGCCATATTGATCTGACAGCAGCAACAGATGGAACATTTTTGCCAATTACAACTCGGAAAGGGGTTGAAGCTCTCCGAAAAGGATACTGGGCAGTAATGAGTTGGGATGGATTGGTGAACGTTTACACTGATGGATATTTTAAATTGACTTTTAAGGAGGTAGAAAGGGGGGAAGGAAAAGATTTACATTTCAGGGCCGATAACAAATAATCCTGATTATGTTGAACAGTTCCAGAAAGCAGAGGAATATTTGAAGGACAAAGGATTTGAAGGCGTTGTTGGATTGTGATGATATTTATATGCTTCCAGGATGGAAGGAATCAAAAGGGGCCTTGTTAGAATTTGAAGTTGCAAAAATCTGTGGAATAAGAAGGAGTAAAAATGGCCAAAACAAATAAAGAATATACATCTGATAAAAAGTTTAGATTCCAAACTGAATATGGGCAGGTTAATGTTGATTCTACAATCAAAATAAAAAGTGCTGAATTAAAGAAATCAAAGGCAATAGCAGAAATAGAGCTACGCATTAACAACGCTGTTTTGACCCTCAAAGATGGCGCAAGACTCGACTTGATTAAAAAATGTTTAGGCAGGGAAGATGAAGGCCGTGATTTGCCACTGTCTATTGTAGATATTCCTATGCCTAAAGTAGTGCTTCCAAAAGGAGATCCAAAATGAAATATCTTAAATATCTGTCATATGTATTAAGGCATAAGTGGTATGTGTTGATTGAGTGCTTTAAAATTGGCCTGATCCTGGAGGGGTTGGTTCATGATTTATCAAAATTTAGTCCAAAAGAGTTCATCCCATATGCTAGATTTTTTTATGGGGATAAATTTAAAACTTCAAAAGAGGGATATTTTAAGGACAATGATCAATCAGATAAAGATTTTGATCTGGCATGGTTAAATCACCAGAAAATGAATAAACATCATTGGCAATGGTGGTTGGTTCCAATGGATAAAGGCTTGACACGACCTTTAGAAATGCCAAAGAAATATGTGGATGAAATGATCTGTGATTGGGAGGGGGCCGGCAAGGCGCAAAAAGTTAAGGGGACAATTCAAGAATGGTACAAGAAATATAAGAATAAAATGCAGCTTCACCCAGAAACAGCAATTCTTGTTGAAAAGATATTGGCAGAAGGGAATAAATAAAATGGCTAATGAGTTCAAGGAAAACTTGAAAAATGCAGTAAAGCTTCAAAGAAGGCCAATGAATGAAGGCAATAGGAAAAGGTCAAGGAAAGCAAAGTCAAAAACATGGCTTTACCCTCATGCTATTGAAAGGAAATATTGGAAGGGGATTGTATCTGATATTGTTAATCCATTGAGAAAAATTGCAGAGCCAGCATTAAGGCTGAATTTGCCAAGATGGCTTGAAGAGGCAGGAAGATTTGATTCATCTGGAATGGATGATTTCATCAACTCATTGCAGATAGAAATGAACAGAGATTTCATGACAGAAAGGATTAGGCAGATTAAGCTGGATGAATACAGGACTGATGAATATAGAGTTGACACTTGGGTGGAGGAATTTCAGATCCTGATTCAAAGGCTCATTGATGAACAGGAGTCTATTTTCGCAGGCCCAGGGGGTGCTGCAGCAGGATCAACAGCAGCAGAGTTAATTTCTGAAATTGCAGATGGTGTGTTTTTATTCAATAGGAGGCAATGGGCAAAAACCACAACAGCAACAGCAGGTTTTGAATTCAGAACTCCAGAGGTTTGGTATGATGCAGTGAAAGAAGCTTGGGGATCTGAAAACTATCGCTTATTGAAGAATCTTGATGATGATTATATCAACAGGATTAATGAGGCTGTGATGAGAGGCGTTAGAGACCAATCATCTACTGCTGAAATAATGAGGGATGTAAGAAAGATCGGGAAAAACATAAGCACAGCAAGAGCAAAGTTGATAGCAGAAGATCAAGTTGGGAAATTGAATGGAGTGTTAACAAAGAGAAGGCAATTGGAGGCTGGAATTCCAATTTATATTTGGTCTACCGCCAAGGATGAAAGGGTCAGAGGAAAGCCAGGGGGGAAGTATCCTAGAGCAGTACCAAGCCATTGGGATATGGAAGGGAAATTATGTAGATGGGATGATAATACAGTTTTTGCAGATCCTGCTGTTGCTGTTGAAAGGGATGAAAAAGGAAACATCGTGAATATAAATTGGAGGTCACGTACAGGCAGAATGCCATTTGCAATACCTGGCCAAGAGATACGATGCCGATGTACGGCAAATGCTTATTGGGAAAGTTTTTTACAGGAAGTTGATGTTGAATTAAGCACTGAAAATCAAATAGTTTAAGGAGAAGGAGATGAGTCAAAATTACAAAACGAAGTTGAGGAAAATAAAAGAAATCCACAAAATCCAAGGCAATGATGGAAATTGGAATTATGATGGTTATATGCTTGGTTATTTCAATGGAATAGAAAATTGTCTGTCGATATTGGAGGAAAGAGACCCAAAATTTAGAACCATTAAGGAGATTAAGAAAGATGCCAAGAATCCCAGATAATACCAAGGAATATATCCTATCAGAAATTGATAGGATTGAATTTGGTAAAGTTACTGTTGAACTTAATGGAACATCCGATAAAGTCTATGTTGTTTCAGAACAACGACAACAGTTTGAGAAAGCAAAGAATAAAACAAAGGAATATGAAGTGAAACAAGCTCTTCACAGAGGTTAATTAAGGCTTTACTTTTTTTACTATATAGCATATAATATAGGTATCCTTTGCATGGTTTTTCACCAGGTTGACCGAAGACCGGAGACCGATACATTAATTTGTGTCGGTCTTTTTTTATGGAGGCGAAAATGGGAAGCGGATTAGAACGAATTAGCAAGACAGCTTTAACAGATAACCCATATTATGAGATGTCAAAATTCACTTTGCCTGGGTATACAACATTCATAAAATATGGATTCAATCCTTTGGTTGGGACAAATCTTGAGACTGTTTGGGCTGATAGTGGAATTTATGCTTATCCAACAGCAGCAGCAAAAATGAAAATTTCCTCTTCTTCAGTCAACGATGTGTTTGGAACAGGTACAGGGGCATGGATCGTTAATATTGCTGGGGTTGATGGGAATTTAGATTGGGTTCAGGAAACTGTTAATCTGAATGGCCAAACAGAAGTGGAAACAGTCAACGAATATTTTCGAATCAATGATCACAGGCTTATTTTGGCAGGAACTTTGGGCACAGCAGATGGGGATCTTTATGTCGGAACAGGAGCATTAACATCAGGAGTTCCAGCAAATATTTATTCAAAAATTGATTCTGCTGATTTTGATGCAGTTTCTCTACAGACTCCATTTACAGTTCCAAGAGGCTACAATGGATATGTTGTGTCTGCAATTGGCAATACAGGACAAGGAAAAGAGGGGATAATTAGCATTATATTTAGGCCATTTGGAAGTGTATTTCAAACGCTTGGGAAATTCTCATTATTCCAACAATCGATTTATATTCCTTTTGATCTTCCTTCCTGTTTTTCAGCAGGAACAGATCTTGAAATGAGGGCTAGAGATGTTCAGGCAGGTACAATTCAAGTTGGGGCAGGGTATGTATTTTTCCTTGAAAGGGTTGATAAGACTGTGCCATTTATTTTGCCTGGTCTTTATAATCTATCAGAAACATGGGATGTTTAACATGGCAGGAACATTAGCAAGAACTTTTAAAGATGTTGAAACCGATGATTATGGCTTTGAGCTAAAAAAAGGGAAAACAGGAACGTATAGTTCAGTTGAAAAATTTGGTGCCTTTGATGCAGTTCCAACTTCAACAGAAATAACTCTTTGGGATGGGGGAAATGTTTATACCTATTTGGCAGCTGCAACAAAATTGAAAATATCTTCTGATAATGCGGTTGATAATGCAGCAGGAACAGGAGCAAGAACGGTTGAGATCAACGGTCTTGATGGAGATTATGTACCAGTAAAAGACATTATTTCTCTTAATGGCCAAACAGAAGTGGAAACAGTAAATGAATATTTGAGAGCATTTAGGAAAAAAGTCCTGACTGCAGGAACCGGAGAGAAGGCAGCAGGGAATATTTACTCAGGGACTGGAGTGGTGACTGGTGGAGTCCCTGCAAATATATATACAAAAATAAATGCATCTGGCCTTGATATTTTAATCAACCAGACTTTAATGGCAATTTTTACAATACCTGCAGGTTGGACTGGATATATTGATTATATTCAAACTGGATCTGAATCAACTAGAGATGTTAGATGTTCAATCATAGCAAGATCTTTTGGGAGTGTTTTTCAGCTAAAAGATCTTTGGTTTACAAAAGGAAACAGTAGAACAAGAGTTTACAGGAAGCCATTGCGGTTTGAAGAGAAAACCGACATCGAAATTAGGGCCATCAATATAGATGTTTCACAAACAGTTGCTGTTTCTGCTGCATTTGACATCACTCTTGTGAAAAACAACAATAATGTTCCAGATTTACCGTGGTAGGGGAGGATTAAGATGCCGTTGCCAGCAAGAACTGGAGAGACTAAGGATCAGTTTATAAAGCGTTGCATGGCTGATTCAGTTATGCAAGAAGAGTTTCCAAATTTAGAACAAAGGGCTGCAATATGTCTTAGTATTTGGGAGGAAAGAGGTGATATGAAAATTGATGGAGATAATGACAGCAAGAAAGTCAAGAAGGCGAAAAATGCAGTAAATAATGCAGTAACCGCTGGCACAATTAAGAGGCCAGAAAAATGCCAAAAATGTAAGGCAAAAGGCTCTGTAGAGGCCCATCACCACAAAGGATATGATGAAGAAAACATGCTGGATATTCAATGGCTTTGCATGTCTTGCCATAAAGAAGCAGATAAGAAGTTGAGATCAAAAAAGAAGAAAGACACAGTCCAAAGATTTGACATACTTGAGTTGGATGCAATGTTTCTTCCTGGTGTTGATGAAAATCTTGAAAAGAGATTCATGGAAACAAGTGAAGGATTTCTTGCTGGTCGTAGTATTGTGACAAATATTGGGGTTTTTCCATATTCACAAATGAATGGAGATGTCAGATGGGAGTTAAGACCAGAAGAAGAGGTCATGCATCCAGATTCATTGCAATCTCTTAAGGCAAAAGTTTTGACCAATGATCATCCTAAGGCAGCAGTTGATGTTGACAATGTAAGTAAATATCAAGTTGGCTTTTTAGGATCAGATATTTTTGCAGATCCTTATCATGTTTCTGTGCCAATTACGATAACTGATAAGGATTCTATTGATGATGTCAAGAAAGGCAAGAGAGCAATATCTTGTGGTTATTTTGCAGATTTGGAATTTGTTCCTGGTGTTTGGGGAGGGGTTCCATACGATGCTGTACAGAGAAACATACGCTACAATCATGTAGCGATTGTTGATAGAGGTCGGGCTGGAGATGCAGCCCGAATAAGAATGGATTCGTGGAACAGCTCAGGATTTTCAGTGGCTGTTTCAAAAGAGATCCAAAAAAATCAATCTTTGAAGGAGGATACCAACATGAAAGTTGTAAAATTAGATGGTGTTGAGTATCAAGCTGAAGCTGAGGTGATCAAATCCCTCAATAAAGCAAATGAAAAGAATGATAGTCTTGATCAGGATCTCAAACAACTCAAAGAGGATAAGGTTAAGCTGGAAGCAGAAAGAGACACTCTTACTGCAAAAACAGATCAGCTTGAAACTGAATTGAAAGGGTTGAAAGAGAAACAGTTAGATGAAAAGACTATCAATGATGCAGTTGAAAAGAGATTGGCTCTTAGAACTGCAGCTGCTGAACTTGAAGTTGAGCTGAAAGGCGATGAAAGTGAACTGGATATCCAGAAGGCTGTTATCACCAAGATCTTTCCTAAGATGGATCTGAAAGACAAAGACTCTGTTTACATCCAGGCTGTTTTTGATACTGCTGTAAAGCAGAATGAAAAAGATGCTGAAGATGAGAACAGGAAAATTACAGGTAATCAGAAAATTCCCAAACCAGACTCAGAAATCAATTCTGACAAGGCAAGAGAAAAAATGATTTCTGAAATCAAAAAGAAGAGTTTGGAATAGGAGGAAATTATGGGTGCATATAATAACCAAGACCAAGCAATCGCTGGCCTCCGATTCGGATCTGAAGCAAGAGTTGAGACATTTCGGTGTGCTGAATCAGTAGGGATCAATTTTGGTGCTCCAGTTTTTGGATATGAAGGCGATGATGTAAATGGGTATGCTGCGCACGATGACATATCCACTATTGTTTGGGATGCTGATTTTGTCACTGGTAACTCTATTGCAGTTACTATCAACGGGACTACAGTAACGACCCCATTCAATACTGATCAGGCAACTACAATGGCAGATCTTGTATCTGATATTGAAGGAGAAGCAGCTTTATCTGGAATTGATGCTGAAAGAACTGATATTGCTGGAAATGACAGAACATTAAAATTGTTTTGGAAAGGTGTTGATCTTACAGTTACCGAGGTTGTAACTGGTGGAGCCTCGCAAGCAACAGGAACGATTACTGCTAATCAAGGCGGAATTTGTGTTGGTGTTGCGGTGCTTACTCACAAAGAGTTTGCAGGATCTGCAAAATATGAATTGGATGAAGCCATGAATGTAATGGCTGAAGGATATATTTGGGTATTGGCTGCTGCCGCAGTTAATTCGCAGACAGATGCTTATGTGGTTACCACAGGAGCAGATCAAAATAAATTTTCATCCTCTGGTTATGCTACAGGCGCAAGATTCAGAAGCACAGTTGCTGCTGCTGGATTGGTTCAGCTTGAAGTCAATGGCCAGAATACAGATTAAGGGAGGAAGGTATGAAAAATCCTATTAAACTTGATGTTGGGGAATCTTCCTTTTTTCGGCGTCAATTAGAATACATAAAGTCACAAACTTATGATACAAAATACAAGCAACTCAAGGCATTTAGTCTTATTCCAATCTCAACCGAGGCCCCAAGCGGAGCTGATACAATAACTTTCAGAAGGTTCAGCGGAATAGGATATGCAAAAATCATAGCTGATTATGTGCATGATTTCCCAAGAGTTGATGTTTTTGGCGAAGAGGAAACTATCAAGGTCAGAAGTATGGGAGATAGTTATGGGTATTCCATCAAGGAAATCCGGCGCAGTCAGATGGCAGGAACTAATCTGGATCAGCGTAGAGCTGACGCAGCTAGAAGAGCTATGGATGAATTGACCAATACTTTATCTTGGAGGGGAGACAGCACTTATAGCATTAACGGTCTGATTGATTACCCAGGAATCACTGAATATACAGTTCCACTTGGTGCTGGTGGGTTTAAACTCTGGAATACGAAAACTCCAGATGAAATTGTTGCAGACCTTTCTGGGATTGTTACTGCTGTTATTGATCCTACTAATGGCCGAGAGGCCCCTGACACTATGATTATGCCGATTGAGCAGTATCAATACATCACCAATACAAGAATGACTGGGGATAGCGCAAAAACTATTCTTACATTCTTTTTGGAAAACAATCAATTTATTAAAACTGTTGACTGGGTTGTTGAATTGAAGGGTGCTGGTGCTGGTGGAACTGATAGATTCATGGTTTATGAAAAATCTCCAAGAAACTTGACCCAAGAATTACCGCAAATGTTTGAACAGTTTCCAGAACAGTGGAAAGGAATGGAAGCAGTAATTCACTGTCACGCAGAGACAGCCGGAGTGGTTGTTTATTATCCGCTAAGTGTTGCATACGGTGATGGTATCTAGGTAAAATTTGTAGCACTCTTGTAAAATAGAGTGCTACTTTATTTTAATAAAATTTTCTTAAGGAAG